CTATGAAGCAGACCAAAGGCAGTGAAGAATCAGCCGAAGCATTTGCTAAACGTACTAAATATTTATCTCAGCTTTTGCTACGTCACGTTATGGATGGTGAAGGCACATTTGGTGTTAACCTTGACAGGATTCTAAAATCAAAAGGTGAAGACCTTGCGTCATACCTAAGAACAAATACTGATATGTCGAATGATGACATTGGTATGTTGCTATCATCTGTATTTAAAACAGACAGAGACAAAGCAGGACGTATTACACAATTTAAAAGACGTATTGATTTAGATGAGACATACGCTGATGCAGAACTAAGGATTGATGATTTTCTAGAAAATGATTCAGAGTTGTTGTTCTTGAGTTATATCAATTCGTTGTCTGGTCAGATTGCTCTGGCTAACAAAGGTTTTAAATCTAGAGCAGACTTTGATTCAGTGATTAACCAACTGAAGAAAGAAACAGAACTAGAAAAGCTAAACGGAACTATGTCTCGTAAAGATGAGTTCTTTAGACAGAATGAAATGAAGGCACTACAAAGTGTCTATGACCATCTAACAGGTAAGCCACTAGAAGATAATGTTGGTGGTGCTTGGTCTACGTTTGGTCGTGTAGCTAGGAAATACAACTTTGCTAGGGTTATGAACCAAGTTGGTTTTGCTCAGTTAGCGGAGATTGGAAACTTAACATCTGCTATTGGTCTTAAACAAACTATCCGACATCTACCAGAACTTAGAAAAATGCTGAAGCGTCACAAAAACGGTGAAGTTGACGATGCGTTGGTCAATGAGTTTGAAGTGTTCTTTGGTGGTTTTGGTAACGAAAGAATGCTGAACCAAATCACAAATACAATGGATGACTTTGGCTCACGGGCAGGAACTGGTGTAGATAGTATGAGCCAGTTTGAACGTGGACTTGACCATCTTGGAAGATTCACTGCCGATATATCTGGTATGAATGGTGTTAACATGATTATGAAACGTCTGGCTATGAAAGGTATGTTGCAAAAATTTGCTGACGAAGCTTTTGATGGCAAGAGTGCATTAGGCAGCCGTAAAGTATTTAGTAAAGACATTGGTAAAATGTCAGAACAGAGATATGCTGACTTAGGTATATCTAATGATATGCGTGATAAAATTATGGAAAGCATACGCCAGTTCTCCGATACAACAAAAGGTTCTAGAGGCGGTAAGCTTACAAAACTAAACATTGAAAAATGGGATGATGATGTACGAGATGCTTTCTCTTTAGCTATGTCACGATGGGGCAGACGTACAATCCAAGAAAATGATATTGGTGAGACTATCTTTGCAGGTGGTTTTGCTGACACAACGACAGGTAAGATTGTGTTGCAGTTCAGAGGCTTTATGACAACGGCCTATGGTAAGCACCTCTTACACGGTCTAAGGTCAAATGACTTGCAAGCATACTCACAGTTTATGACATCGTCATTTATGGCAGGTATGGCTTGGTACGGACAGACGTATGTACAAAGTGTTGGAATGTCTAAAAAAGAACGTCAAAAATTCTTTGATAAAAAGTTTGGTAAGACGGATGAAGAGTTCTACCAGAACTGGGGTAAAGCTGCATTCCAAAGGTCTGCATGGGCTTCTGTCCTTCCTGCTACAATCGATACAGGTGCAGATTTCTTTATGGATGAACCAATCTTTAGTTATCGTTCAACAGGACTATCAAGTAACTTGTTAACTGGTAACCCAACAGCCCAATTATTGATGAACGCATATGAGGCCAGTAGAGGCACAGTGCAAGCAATGATATATGACGATGAGGATTACTCACAGAAAACTTACAACAAAACATTACAGCTTTTTGTACTTCAGAATATGCTTGGAATACAAAATGCGACTAAAGCTTTAGGGCAAGAATTTCTTCCCGAAAAGCCCTAATCACTTCCCTTATTAGAAAGAACTGGAGAATACTAAATGGCAAACAGCTTTGTACGATTTACGCAAACGGGCAGTACGACTACTTACCCGTTAGGGTTTGAATACCGTAGTCAAGCCGATATTTCAGTTACACTAAACGGAATCGCTACAACTGCTTTTACATACAATGCAGCAGGTACAGAAATTATATTTAACACTGCTCCTGCCGTTGGTACAGCCATTCAGATTACCCGTGCTACTAGCCAAACACAAAAGCTAGTTGACTATGCGGAAGGTTCAGTTCTTACCGAAGGTGATTTGGATACAGATTCACAACAAGCTTTCTTTATGTCTCAAGAGTCTATTGACAAAGCTAATGACGTTATTGGTGTTGATGCCAGTAACTTCCAATGGACTGCGGGCAACCTAAGAATTACAAACGTAGCTGACCCTGTTAATGCACAAGACGTTGCCACAAAGAATTACCTAGAAACAGTATGGTTATCACCATCTAATAAAGCAGATTTAATTACAGTCGCAGGTATAAATACAGAGATATCTAACGTATCTGGCAAGACTACAGAAATTACAACAGTATCAACTGACATTGCAAATGTTAATACTGTAGCTACAAACATTAATAACGTAAACACAGTAGCAACAGATATTGCTAAAGTTATTAAAGTAGCTGATGATTTAAACGAAGCTATTTCTGAAGTTGAGACAGTAGCTAATGACCTTAATGAAGCTACATCTGAAATTGACACAGTTGCTAACAGTATTGCTAATGTTGACCTTGTTGGTCAGAACGATGCTAACGTAACTAAAGTAGCCAACATTGATGCTAATGTAACTAAGGTTGCAAACATTGACGGTAACGTAACTAAGGTTGCAAACATTGATACAAATGTAACTAAGGTTGCTAACATTGATACTAACGTATCTTTAGTGGCAGCCATCGATAGTGATGTATCTACCGTAGCGGGTATTGATGGAAATGTAACTGCGGTTGCAAACAACCAAACTAATATCAATGCTGTAAACACCAACAGTACAAACATTAATGCAGTAGCAGGAAACGAAACAAACATTAATGCAGTAAATACTAATTCAACAAATATCAATACAGTCGCAGGTCTTAATACAGAAATTACTAATGTAGCTGCGAAGACTACCGAAATAACTAACGTATCAAACGATATTACCAATCTTAATACCGTAGCAACTAACTTAACTAATGTTAATTCATTCAGTCAAACGTACCTAGGTGCTTTTAGTTCTGCTCCTTCAGCAACAGGAACAGGTGCAGCTTTAGCAAATGGTATGCTATATTTTGATACGACAAGTGACATACTAAAAGTTTATGCTACAGCCTCTGGATGGCAAGCTGCGGGTAGTTCTGTAAACGGAACAAGTGATAGATTTCAATTTAATGTGACAAGTGTAGTAAACACATTGTCTGGCAATGATGCTAACGGAAGCAGTCTGACATATGATGCTAACTTTGTTGACGTATTTTTAAATGGTATTAAACAACGAAATGGCACAGACGTAACAGTCACTTCTGGAAACAGCTTAGTATTTGCAAGTAACTTAGCAATCGGAGATATTGTTGATGTCATTGCATACGGCACGTTCCAACTTGCTAACGTATCTATCAATGATTTAGTTGATACTCCTGCATCTGTAGGAACAGCGGGGCAAGCCCTTGTTGTTAACGGGGCAGGTAATGCATTGACTTATGCTAACGCAAGTTCTGCGGAAGTATACGGATTTAATTTAAGTGATACTAACAGTGACGGTATCTTGGATTCAATAATAGTCACTACAACTAATGGCGGAGTAGATAACATCAATTCTGCAACATATAGTGCTTTCGATGATGTGCTATATGCGGCCACTGGCTTCACATGGTCTTTAGATGCCAATGGTCACTTAATAGCAACAGTCTAACAAGGAGAAAATAATGGCTACAATCGATTTGGGCAAAATTGCCCTAGTATGGAAGGGAACGTATGCAGCGGGAACTACCTACGAAAGCAAAGATGTTGTCCAATATACCGATAGTGGCGAAGTAAGTTCTTATATTTATGTCAACGCAAGCGGTGCATCTGGGCAAACACCATCAACAGGTGGAACAGTAAACACTACTTACTGGAATAAAATGGCAGGTGGAGCTGCGGGCATTTGGGCTTCTGGCCTTGCCCTAGGTTCAGCGGGTCAAGTTGTTAAAGTTAACTCTGGTGCAACCGCATTGGAATTTGCTAGTGACTCTGGTGGCCTTAAATCACAGCAAGTATTTACAGCGTCTGGCACATGGACAAAACCATCAGGCATTAACTTAGTTAAAGTTTATGTAACTGGTGCAGGTGGCGGTGGCGGCGGTACTGATAATGATGATATGGCTAATGGTGGTGGTGCAGGAGGTACTGCAATTAAAATTATTGATGTTACTTCAGTATCTAGTGTAGCTGTCACTGTAGGCTCTGGTAGTGCAGGGTCGGGCAATGGTAGTTCTAATAGTAGTTCAAGAGGTGGTACATCATCATTTGGTTCTTATTGTTCTTCCACTGGTGGAGACCGGGCAGGTGGCAACTGGGCGTTGGGTGGCGATGGTGGAACAGCAACTGGCGGTGATATAAATCTTAGTGGAAGTGATGGACATGGTGGCATGATTGACAACACAGGTAATAACCAAGCGGCAGGTACTGGCGGTGCTTCCTATTGGGGGCAAGGTGGTAAAGGTGCAACTAGGAATTCAGACACAGCCATGGCTCCGGGTCAAGCGTATGGCTCTGGAGGAGGCGGTGGGGCTAATACCCAAACATCTGCAAGTGGTGCGGGTGGCATTGTTGTTGTAGAGGAGTATGCATAATGAAAGCACTTATATTAAATAATAAAGTTGTAGATGTTGTAGAAACAGAATTTGAAGTACACGAATCTATGACATGGGTTGATTGTGATGACACAGTTAAAGTTGGATTTAGTTACGATGGAAGTACATTTACATCTAATGAACCAACTGCTGAAGAAATTGCTGAAGTAGAAACAAAAAAACAAGCTTTAGCAACTGACCAAGCTAATGGAAATCAAAAGCTACTAGACTTAGGTCTGACACAAGCTGAAGCAACTGCCTTAACTGGCTACAAACCTACGGAGTAACGTATGACAAAAGCTAGAGACATTGCAAATCTTGTCGATAGTAACGGTGATGTTGTAACGGGAGCATTAGATAATGTTCCTGCATCAGACAATGCCTCTGCTTTGACTACGGGAACACTTCCAGATGGACGTTTTCCTGCAACTCTTCCCGCTATAAGTGGTGCAAATCTAACAGGTGTTGCTCCAACTAAAGCAACTGTTGAAGCTTTAAATATTGATTTGCCCGCAGCTAACCTTACAGGCACAGTTGCAACGGCAAGGCTTGGTACGGGTTCGGCTAGTAATGGAAACTTTTTAAGAGGTGATGGCTCGTGGCAAGTTGCGGGTTCAACAAATGCTAGTGATTTAACTTCGGGAACTTTAAACTCAGCAAGATTACCTTCGGGTAGTGTATTGCAAATTGTTTCTACGCAAAACAACAGCTTAAATAGTACAACTAATGGGAATGTTGATGGATATGCAGATATAGGATTAAATGTAAACATAACACCAAAATCATCTAACAGTAAATTTTTAGTAACTGTGACAGTTGGACTTGGAACTGTTACAGGTGGAAATAGTTGGGGGTTAACACTGTTTAGAGATAGTTCTAAGAGTTCTCTTAATGGTTGGAATGACGGTTCTAGAAAAGGAACATTTCTAAGAGGCGTTGACCACGCAGGTAGCACTGGTAATGATTCTAATCATGGTATTGGAGCAATGAATCACGGAGTAGATAATACTTCTGGAACTGCGGGAACACAAATCACTTTTAAAGCAGGTGGTGTAGCTGAAGGCGGAACAATGTATATAAATAGAAATGAAAGTAATGCTAACAACTCTAATATCTATACTGCTAGAGGTTCTTCAACAATATCAGTTATGGAGATAGAAAAATAATGTTTAAACACGAAGCTATATATAACACACACCCAACAGTTATAAGTATTGTTGATGACATACCTAAAGATATTGATGGTAATGTTGTAACTTTAAACCAATCTTTAGTAGACGCAGAAGAAGCTTCATTACAAGCAAAACATGACGCTCAAGACTACGCAAGAAAACGTAAAGTTAAATATAATGAGTTAAATCAATTTGAAATGCAATACGATGACCAAATAAACGGTACAACTACTTGGAAAGACGCTATTGCTAAAATTAAAACCGACATACCAAAGTCGGGCGAATAGTTGAATGAAGATGGCACAAACAATGAATCCCGAATTACAAGTTCAGATGGAGTTAGATGCCCATGAAAAGGAGTGTGCAGTGAGGTATCAAATGGTAAACGATAAACTAGAAGCGTTAGATAAAAGATTATGGAGACTAGAAGCCATGATTATGGTGTCTACCGTTTCATTTATTGGCCTAGCCATTGTGCTAATAACAAAACTTGCATGACATA